TCCTGTTTCCTCTACTAAAGATTAACCAAAGTAAAAAAGCTCGTACTGACTCTTAATTGAGAGGTATATGTATATAGAAGGCAGGTGAAGATCCTGAACGGTTAATCTTTTTATATGGTAATATGGCGGAATTGGTAACGCGTAAGTCAGTGGGGTAATTCCTAACGGTAAAAACATATACTTAAAATACAGGTTCGAATCCTGTTATTACCACTAATAAAATAAAAATATGAATAAAGTATATAAATTAATGATTGTTGATAACACCATAGCTAATTGCTATCAATATTCTATTTATGAATGGAAGTTTAAAAATTGGTGGGCTTTACAAAAATCTTGGAATTTAGTTGAAAGACATTCTATAGGTAAAAAATATATATGTCCTGATATTTACAAAAAAATAAAAACAGTGGAAGATATTTTTAATGAGGATGTAGAATATGTAAAAAACAGATACATTTTTAATGAAATTCATAATACTATTATAACGCAAACATAGTCAGGTGGCTGAGTGGTGATAGCACTAACATAGCGAGAAGGTGAAACACTCTTCGTGTTAGATGGATGCAGGTTCGATTCCTGTCCTGACTGCAAAGTGTTGTTCCCTTGAGAAAGGAAGTGCATTACCAGTAGAGGAATCAAGTTGTGCTCTACCAACACAGAGGGTTTCTCACCCTCAACACCACGGTTAGCTCAATTGGTTAGAGCGTCGGTTCCCCATGATTAAATTCAGATGGACGAAGGTAGTAGGTTCGATTCCTACACCGTGGGCTAAATTTAATCACATGAAAGAAGTAATTTGTATCAAATCCCATTCCCAAGGGGTAGTAAAAAAAGGGAACATTTATCAAGTATTAACTAGTATGAATGTAGAATGTAAATGCGGACCTAAAGTATTGTACAATGTAGGCATAGTTGCTCCTCCAGGGGCACGTTCAGTATGTAAACATTGTGGAACAAAAAGAGTATTTGACAGTCCAATGTATTGGATTGATTCTAAACTGTTTGCTGAATTAGGAGACATATCAGAATTAACAGAAATTTTAAACCAAAAAATAAACCAGTAATATCATGACAAAACCAACAAACAACAAAGTAGCTAAAGTAGCTAAAACAAATTTACCAGCAACAACAATTACAACTGCTGAAGTTCCAAATCAAATTGCAATTCTTCAAGCAAAACTTGATGAGTTGTTAGGAGACAAAGATGAAACTGTATCTACAGACATTCTTTTTAGAGGAAGTGAAAACGTTAAAAGTGTTACTACACTAACACGTTTACTTGAAATTTCTGCTGCAATTCATGCAAGAGAAGAAGCTTTCCAAAAAGAAAAAGAAAGATATGATGTAAAAAATGTTGCATCTTGGGAGCAAGATGGTAAATCTTTAGAGCAATGGAAAAAAATCATTGCTAAAGCAATCAAAGAATTTATGAACAAGAAACAAATTGAACTTCTTAAGAATTCAATTAACAAGTTAGAAAATTATTTGGATGAAACTACTAAACTTGATAGAGACGTAAAAGCTATTATGGCTAGTGCATCAGAAGCTATAAAGTAATGGAAACTAATTTTAAAGTAGGGGATAGAGTGCTAACGCATTCTACCCCTTTATTTACTCCTAGTGGTAATATACCTCCTGGTGGTTCAGGTTTTCAACCAAACAAAGAATTAGTAATTAGGGAAATATGTCCTTATGACTATTACAATGTAATGTTTTTTGAAAAGCATAGAAATGGTATTTATGAAGGAAATTTTTCACTTATACCAGAAATGGAGGAATTATGGTACTAAAAGTAGGAGATAAAGTATTTGTTAAAAAAACTTTAAAACATAGTAAATATTATGGTAAAAGTGAAGTATGTTTTGTGCCTCCTATGGATCCTTATAAAGGAGAATTAGTTACTATTAGTAAAGTAATTAAACATGAAAATTTTATTCGTTATAATATTTCAGAAGATAGTAGCTATTGGATTTGGGTAATAGAAATGTTTGAAATTAATCAAGAAGAGGAGGAAGAATTATGGTATTAAGAAAAAAAGGCGATTATTTTGTAGAAATAAATAAAGTAAGTAAAAGTTATTATATTTGTTTTGCAGAAACTGAAGATAGAGATGTTTATATAAATAAAGAAAAGCAACTTTTTTGTACATGTTGTAAAACTAATTCTTCAGAAGTAAGTATAAAATATGCTACAAGTAGTGAAATTGAACATCTTAATCAATGTATACAAGCAGGTCATTACGTATCTTATAACCCTTTAAATATTGAAGAATTATGGTACTAAAAAAAATAAAAATACTTATTAAAGATCAACCCATTACAAAAGAATTTTTAGATTGTTTAAAAAAAAATAATGTAGAAGACTATTATTTATCAAGAATTAAAGAAGATAAAACAATTTATCATTTAGTTTTTAGAGAAAATGGAGATTTTGATTATCATTATGTTCCTCTTAATTTTTATCTTGAATATGATTCTTTTAAAGTATTATCTATTTCTGAATTTATTAATCTTTTTAAAGGAGAAGAAATTGAAATATGGTATTAAAAAGTCTTAAAATTAAAGTAAATAACCCTGAAGAATCTAAAATTGCTCAAGAATGGGCTTTTAAACAAGGTTATAAATGGGCTGATGGAACTAGATTACAAGGTCTTAATAAACTATATTTATATTTTTATTCTGATTCTTTTATTCGTTATGGTGCTAAGGATTTTCATTTTTTAGATCATGGAAATAAAGAAATTTTTATTTACAACCTTATAGACCAATTTTCAAATGAAATTTGGTATTAATTATTTTACTAACTAATAGTTTTACCACGTTCACAGGTAATTCTATTAGTTGGTATCTTTATTATGGAATTTATTAATCGTAAATCTATGTTAATCCGAGAGAGTGGAAGGTCAACAGACTTTATTAGTCCATCTTTCGGATATGGGTGTTTATTCAATTGTACATATTGTTACATGAAGAGACACAAACCTACCGGTTTAGACATTGCTAAAAACATAGGAGATATCCTATCAGCAATCAATAGCCATAGTTGGTTTGCACAGGTTGAAAAACCCAATCAAACCCATGAAAAGTTTATTACATATGATATTAGTTGCAATGAAGATTATGCATTGCATTTAAAATATCACAAGTGGGAGGATGTTTTTAATTTCTTTAAAGAACATCCGTTAGCAATGGGATCCTTTGCTACCAAATATGTAAATAAAGATCTACTTAATTATAATCCGGAATTTAAAATCCGTATTAGATTCTCTTTGATGCCTCAAAAGTATTCCAATTTATTGGAACCCCATACTTCTTTAATTATAGATAGAATAAAAGCTATCAATGATTTTATAGAAGCTGGTTATGATGTGCATATTAATTTCTCACCTGTCATTGTAGAAGATGGTTGGTTAGAAGAATACAGAATGCTATTTGAAGGAGTCGATGCTTTAGTTGATATCAAATATAAAGATAGAGTTAAAGCCGAGGTAATATTTCTTACTCATAATAAAGATAAACACAAGTACAATCTTGCTAATCAATTGAGTGGAGAGGAATTACTTTGGAAGCCACATATTCAAGAGGATAAAGTTTCACAGTATGGTGGACATAATCTTAGATATGTAGCAAGTTTTAAATCAATTTATATAAATGAATTTAAAGAGCTTCACAATAGCATAATACCTTGGAATACAATTAGATATATATTTTAATGAGAGAAATAGTACAAATAAAAGAGTATAATGGTGGAATCTGTTTAATTAGTTTAAGACCTAAGAAATTTGAAAAAAATGATATAGTAACTACTAATTCAGGTCATTTAGATAGATTATTAAGAGAATCTGAATTTATAAGTTCAGAGGATGACATGAATGTTTTTAAAGTAATAGCTCTTCCAATTAATAATGTAACTGCTTTTAAAGGTATTAGTTTAAATGGTTCCCATAAAATAATACTTAAAAAAGCATTTGATAAAGGAGAAATTTATTTAGAAATAGAATGTAATGAAGATGGATATCCTGATGGATCATTAATTATTTATGGAACATCTTCTACATTTAGTCATATTAACATAACACCAACCGAAGCCTTAGAACGAATTAAACAATTTAATGAAACCTATACTAATAATCACAAACTTACTCCAGGACTACACGAAAGCTCTTGATGAAGTAAAAACAAAATCATTGATGAATAGTTTGGAATATCTTTCCGATAACTATCTACACAGAGGAATGTGTTGGGCATTTGTATTTAAATATGATGCTCACATAGAAGATTTCCTCGATTACTTACCAGGATACAGCAATGACGCTGATAACTTCTGGTTTACTCCTCCTTTTAAATGTATGCATCAATCACATTTAATTGTTGCCTTAGAAAAAAGAATAGAAATTTTACAAACAACTTTAAATAACATGAACAAAAAACAACAATCGGAGGGTGCAACAGCATGAGTTACGGAATAGTTTATACAGTAGATAAAGAAACTTTACTGATGACACATACTAATGGTCAATTCATTGGATTTTCAGATGCAGAAGAAGCAGCAGCACATTTAGCAACAATTGCAAGTAAAAATTCAGAAATTAATGGAATTATGGCTTCTTTCTTATTTGTTTCATTACTTGACTTTGGAT